CTATCCTATTAACGTCAATTCTCTACCTATTTGATGAATGCCGTCTATTATCCTCTGTCTTTGTACTGGTCTAGGCTTCCTAAAGCCGTTAGCGTAATGTGTTAGTAGTGCTTCATTGATACCTGTAACTTTAGCAATAGCTTTTCTGGTAACTATTCCATCCAGACTATGAAGCATTGCGGAAGTATCTAGTTCAAATACTAATTCATATTCATTCTTTAACTTCTCTGGCAATTCATCACCATCTTCCAGCATTCCTTTTATATGAAAGTCTAACGCTGATCTATATTCCTTTTTAATGCCTTCTATGGTATCAGAACAAGCTACACATCCCAATATTTCATCACTTGCGGCACAATAATTATCGCACCATCCAATTTGTACTATAATCTTCTCCATAACTTATAATGTTTTTAAAACAGGATGGAATTACTTCCACCCTGCTTGTTTAAAAATGCTGTTCAGTCTGAACTGGTCTAAAGTATCACTAAGTTTACCGTTAACAGTAACCCTGCCCTTTTTAGTAGGATGCTTATACTGTCTGTGGCTGCCTTCTTGCCCTACCTTATACCAACCATCCTTTTTTAAGAGGTCTAAGACCTCATTAACTTTTAATGGTTTCATAGAACACTGCTTTTATTTGACATCACAAAGATATATAATAATATATCATTATGCAAGAAATGATATAGAAATATTTATCATATTAGGTTCATATAGTTCCTGCTTCCCATCTACTTAGAAGCATCTTCTAATTCTTTTCCTGTTATTTCTCTTATATCTACAAGGTATTTACATTACTTATCCGAATCAGGAATCACTACTTGAATACCTATCTTATCAAATACTTCATCTATGTTATTTATTAACCGCTCATCAGTAGTAACAGCACTGGCTTCTTTCTTCTGTAGCCTTATCTGTTCATTTAGCAACTCTAGCAGTATATCCATAGCATAATACATATCATTACATATATCTTCTATTAATGTATCTGCCATTACCCCATTAACTATACTATATTCCTTATCCTTATAGCCTACTATACTAGTTGGTTCTCCATTAGTCAAAGGTGTAATATAATAGAAGTTCAATCGTTTACTAGTAGGATGAATCCACCTACAGCCTTCCCTGTATATATCCCTAATACCTACATACTTTTCATCTAATAACTCTAAGAGATAATTAGTAGTCAGTGCATTGCCTTTTACTTTCAACTGATTCAACGCATCACCTTTATCAAAGTGATTATAGAAAGAAGTCTGGTTCTTTACTAGCTGGCTAGCAAATATAGTCATACAATTATCTATCTGCATCCTTATTTGCTGAATGGCACACAGATAATTCTTAGACTTGCATAATGTTATAAACCCATCATAAATAGTATTAGCCATAACTATAGTACCTATTGTAAAATGGCTTCTTCTAATGCAGTCTAATGACACCTTATAGGCTGGATTATCTATACCTTCGATAGCATTCACTATCTTTCTTCCATACTTCTTATACTCCATACATCTAAAATAAAAAAGGCTAGCCGAAGCTAGCCCCATTGTTTGAAGTCCTTCTAGTTACTGACCTATCAACTCCTTCAAGGCTTCTTTATCACCCTCATCAAGAGAATTGATATAGCGATAAGCCTTAGCCTTTCGCATTTCAGACTTTAGATTAGCATCTGGAATCTCCAGTACTGCATTAAGATTAGCTATGTATTCCTTATATCTTGCGATATAACGACCACATTTAGCTCTAACCTGTTCTACGGTGTCACTGTCTGTAATATACAAACCAGCACCAAAAGTCTTACTTAGTTCCTTGCGGTCTGCTGATACCAATACTGAGAGAACATTCATTTGTGATTCTTGATTCTGTGTCATAATATAAAAGTTTAAATTATGCCAATACACTATTATACTGGCTATTCAGACAAATAGTGCTATCAGAATCACGCTGCAAATATACTATAAAGTAGCCACATAAACAAATAGCCTGTAACCCAATGAAGGACTACAGGCTTTTAATTATTTATCTTCTATCTTATCTGCTCCTACTTCTGCCTTTATCTTATGAAATTCCAGTCTATAATGTAAATCTATTCCAAATAGGCTACCTGCAAATACCGCAATCTCTCCAAACGCTACCAGTACAGATGGGTGAATAGTTCCTATAGGTGGAATAAATATACCAGCAATTAACAAGAAGCATCCTACTAATACCAATACTATTGCGGCTGCTAATTCTGTCTTAATTCTTGTCTTTGTCATCAAGCCTCATCCTCAAATTGTCCTACTATAGTATTTACTATATTATTATATGTATATCTAAGGATAAGTTTACCGCCTCTCGTTTTATAATCTGGCAATGAGTTAGCCACTACATTAGTTACGGTCTTGGTCTGATTATAGGGGACTACAATATCAGCCAATTTAATCGTTGTCTCTCCATATTCCTGCGAATCCCCAGATTCCTTGAAGTCTAGGTAAACGATCTGCAATGTTACATTTGTCATAGTAGCTCCAGCCGTACTAACCCTATTTGTAGCGTCAATCCTATAAGTAGACTTGTTACTAGCCCAAGTTCCAGTAACAAATACGGATAGTCCACCAGTCTTTATACTTACCCTTTGCAACACGTTGTCAGTTGGTGCGGGTACAAAGTTTGCGGCAGTTGAGTTAGGGCCGTAAGAGGCCTGTTTTATCGAGCTGAAACAACATATAAAGTCATAATCATATCCAGCACTTAATTGGCTTGTTGGAACTTCAACGCCCACCCCTTGTCCTTGTGCAAATGTTTGACTGGCTGTTATCAAATTGCCTACATTCTGATCTGCCCTTACTACAACTACAGCAGGATAGTAGCTGGATAGGGGGAATTTTCCTTGTATATCTGTTAATTGAAGGTTTGAGGATGTATCAACACCATTCATATCCAACGCCATTCCAATAGTAGCTGAGGCATCCTTATATACAATGTTAGGTAGCTCATTGCAATAAACAGGTTGTTGAGCCTGTGAGTTATACCCAGCGAAGTCGCCTAATCTGTAAGGCTGCGCTGATCCTCCTGTGGGTGGTAGATACCCCCAGAAGGTGACATCATTTCTTAGATCTGTGACCAATTGAGTAATTGTTGTATATCCTCTTACGTCCAGTCCACAATTTCCATCTGAAGCTTTCCACCAGTTTGAAGGTCGGCTGGTAGTAAAGTTATACCTAACAGGCTTATATTTACTCCACTTATTAATATATTGTCCCTTACTGCATAAAGTACCTAAGTCCAGACTTGGATTTCCTGTGCAGTTCCTCACATCCATTATGCTAAGGTTGGTCTTCGGTAATATCATAGTTAATTCGTTTTAGTTTCTAAGTCACTTAATCTGGCCTCTAAAGCCTCTATCTTCGCTTGTTGCTCTTTGATGAGTTGATGTAGCTCCTTACAGCCATTAATGGCTACGGTAGTGGCTAATGTGGCATAATCCACGGTTAATATATCCCCATATTCGGGCATATTGGCTGTTCCTACAACTTCTGGAAAAACCTTCTGTACATCCTGTGCGCTAACCCCTATACGTGTCACATCGTCTCCAATATCCAGTCTCTTATGATAAAAGGTGGATAAGTCGCTGATCTTATCCAATACGTTAGAGACATTTATGCCTCTCTCCTTTAACCTTATATCTGAACCATTAGAATAATTACCAGCTACGTACATATTACCAGTAGGCGATAAGCTCGCCTTATTCTTATCGGTTCCACCCCAACAGAAGTAAACATTCTTATCCCCCCGTTGCGATAGGTAGAAGTTAAGTCCAGAACCAGCGTCAATACCCCAGAAGCCCCACGTAGCCTTCACCATCGCTGATTGGGTAATAGTACCACCGTTCCACGCTGGCCCTTGAGCACCCGTAGCTCCTTTATCTCCTTTTGGACCTTGTGGACCTGTCGCACCAGTAGCTCCTTTGGGACCTGTAGGCCCTTGCGGGCCTCTGATATTCCTTGTTGTTGGTGTTGTAGTGGAAGTGCTGTTAGACCAGCTAAGATTACCATTGGTATCAACTGATGGTAGCCAATACTTGAAGGGACTAGCCCCACCTGTACTAGTCTTATATGCTATAACATCCCCATCTGCCTGTACGCTGTTAGTAGTCTTTATCAATCCACTTGCTGTGATACTACCTACACCTGTCATATTACCACTGATATTAGTACTACCATTAAATGATTGCCCCCAAATGGTTCTAGCGGTTTGCAACTTTGTCGCTGTCCCAGCGTTACCACTTACATTCCCTGTTATTGAAGCCTTGATTGTAGCAGGTAACTTCAAATTCACATTACCACTGCCATTAACACTAACCACAGATCCCACACCAGTACCATCGGACGATACTATACCTATATTTCTGGCTGTACCCCAATTGGCTGTAGTGATATTGGCAGAGCCATTAAAATTAGTACCGTTGATAGTTCTAATGGTTTGTAATGTTGTGGCGGTAGTGGCATTGCCATTTAAACCAGCGGTAATAGTTCCATTGGTATTGAAATAAATGTTTGCAGTTTGGGTGTTAGTTCCAGCGTTATAATTGGTGTCAGTTATATAGCTGAAATGTAACCTGTTCTCGGTATATGTACCACAATCCCAACTACCAGCCTGTGACTTGCAAGACCATATAGGCATATATTGACTTGCGCCAGCACTATTAAGTACGATCATTGCGCCCTTACGACCGTTCACCCAGCTTTGTGAAGATCCTGCCCTAGCTATTTGTCCACCAGTCATAGTTCCACCGCTCAAAGGTATATAACTATGTGAATGAGAACTTGCAGCAGCCCCAATACTTGCGGCTGTGATATTAAATGATTTAGCAGCTGATCCATCATAAGCTCCCTGTGAAGTACCATTCAAGCTAATAGTAAGTGCATTAGGATTCTTTAAGGCAGAAGGTACTGTAGGATATGCTGGTAAACTGATAGTATTCCCACTTATGTTATATGATGTTGACCCAACCTTAACTGTGCTAGCATAGTTATGTGTATGTGAACTGTTAGCCTTGCCATTTAAGGCTGTCTGTAGATCAGACTGGTTACTTAGCGTACCTGTGATCTCTCCCCACTTTCCACCGCCTGTAGTACTTGTGGCACTTATAGTACCATCAGAGGATACGGATAGACCACGACCAACCTTTACACATCCTAGTGCTGTCTTGCTGGCTATAGGATATTTCTCACTCGTAGTACCAGTACTATAGGCTATTATATCCCCTGTAGCCTTAACCGATTTGAAATTAACATCATTGGTAGTGGCTAGGTTCTGGTTAATAATATCTAGGTAGCCTTTATTACTATGTGAGTGCTTCTTGCTATTGGCATCATTCCAGTTAGTTCTTTCCGTATCAGTAATGAATCTATGTGTAACGTCCTGCGTGATTATACTGGCAGGGTGATTAGTTGGATGTGTATAGTTATTATATGTAGCACCCTTGGTCACAGTGATTGTATTGCCGCTTTGACTTATAGAGGTCACTGCGTTACCTGTCCCAGTGGTTGTAATGGTGGAAGCGTAATTACTATGCGTGTGATCTGTATTGGATTTGGAATTTAGCTTGGTGTTAATCTCTGTCTCTGTGTAATACCTATCATCGTGTGTATGCGTTGAAGGTGTGAATGAGGAAGGTTTGTTATTGATATTATCCCAATCCACAGAACCAGCCTCACCACCATCAATATTAACGCTAATCGTGCCGTCCCCAGATACATTAATATTATCTCCTATCTTTACACATCCTATAGCGGTCTTACTGGCTATAGGGAACAGCTCCTTACTTATGCCCGTGGAATAGGCTATTATATCAGCCTGCCCTAAAATAGTCTTACTAAAGGTCTTTTGTCCTGTTATAGTCTGGTCTGTATCTAATGTAACACCGTTGAAATCTGATATGTCCTGCATCTTGTGGGTATGGCTAAAGTCCGTGATCTGTGACTTGGTATGTGTATGTGAGAAGTCTGATATTTCAGCTTTGGTATGTGTATGCTTGGAAGGGGTGAAGGTGCTAGGCTTATCCTTTATATCATTCCAGCTACTAGCCCCACCAGCCTCGGCATTTAACGTGCCATCATCTGTTATAGTCAGATTCTCACCAACTTTTATAGTTCCTAAAGCCGTTGGGGATGCTATAGGATATTTCTCTTTAATTTCATTGGTACTGTAAGCGACTATATCCCCCGTAGCTCCTACATTACCTTCTATAGTCTGGCTTTCCTCTCCAGTCAGCTTTACATAATTACTTAGGTCTACATTAGAACCACCACTAACAGAAATATTACTACCTCCATATCCGTATTTATGGTATTTACTTCTAGGCGTGGCTGCTATTCTGCTACTTGTTATATCCATAGTTAATTAAGTTCTATAAGGTTACATTCTATGCTATTATCTTCATAATTGATTCTTCCTCCAGCAAATACAAACCTCTTACCAGACAGATAGCTATCCGTAATAATTGAATAAGGCTGTACTTCTGGCTTAATCACCTGTAGAAGTTTGACCTTCGGTTGCTTGTATTGGTTGATTATCCTTTTTATTAGATATTCTTCTGGCTTATTAGACGTATTATCAATAGTATTAGTGAGAGTATCCAGTATGGCCGTTCCTACTATAGCCTTACTGAATGATAACTCACTATTATTCTTGGATGTTATCTTGAATGTAATATCGTCTAGGGCATTGATATAGGATTCATTCACCACATTCTCATACTTGGTATCTTTCTTCTCTCCAGATGTGTTACCCTCTTTACGTTGGCTCTGTAAAGATATATCCTTGACGAACATATAGCTAGGCGGGAACAATATAGCCATTTCAACATTAGGGAACTTGGGACTATATAATGTAAGCTCCAGATCCCCAACCATTACCTTATCTATATTTATCAATGTACCAGTAAGCTCATCATAGCCTGTTGTGAAGTCATTGGTATTTCTGGCATTCAGCCATTTAGCGGTTATCTTATTCTTGTCACAATCTGTATATAGCTTAAAATAGTTATCACTGTTGGCAGTCCAGCTTGTCCCATTATAGTAATAATCACCTATTCTGAGCTTGGCAGGTATATAGATAAAATCATTGTTCCAACCACTACCACCTTTCATACTGTCACCCTCTATAGGTAATCCCCAATCATCTGTAACTTGTATCATCAACTTGAAATCTATACACAACTTGGTATCTGTATCAAATACTATGGTAGGTGATGCCGTTTTAGTCCTTATAACAGGGAACTCCAGATCACCTGTCTGCCATAAATATTTAACAGTCCCATAATCATCATATTGTTTTATCTCAAACAAGTCCTCATAGTTCAGTTTAACAGGTTTGTTACCTGTATCATAGCTGGCTACCTGTGTTAAGAAAGTCCCTGCCCTTTGTTTCTGCTTATCCAAGCTAAACCCATCGTCTACCTTAGTGAAAGATGTGCTGTTACCAGCATAGTAAACAGGCTCGAATGCTTCTGATTCCGCAAAGTTCTTTATATATGTTTTGCCATTGAACTCCTTGGATTTACTGTACATAGGAACTTGCCATTTGAAATTAGATTCTGGATAGAGACTGTCTTTATCGGCCTCATAATCACTGTCTATCACCACAGCCCTATTATATCCACCTAATATGGATAATTGGTTGTTGTTTCCTTTAGATGGTATATCCCTTAAATTAATAGTAGAAGATAGGGTAGTAGTTGTGCTAGTAAATATATTGGTATAACTAGTTTTACCAGCCTTTATATAGTCCATATCAATAAAGTACACTATTCCATCATATTCTGTAATAGTCCAGTTAAGGAACTTGCATACTTCTTCCAGACATTCCTTTAAAGGCATTGCTTTGCCATCGTCATCAATGAAATTAGCTGTACTTACAGTTATACCATTTAAAGAAGAAGTATATGTATTAGGCATATAAACTGCTCTAAAATCACCTTTACTTTCAGTGATACATTTTTTAATAATATCCATCAATGTAATAGTAGCTCCTTCATCTTTAAAGTCTATGTATTCTAAAGTAGATAAAGCCGATATACACTCTATATTCAATTCGAATAAATTGTTATCATAGTCCTGTGAATATAGTTCTGGTGTTATGAAGCCAGTCCAGATAACAGATCCAGCCTTTACCAAATTAACTTTAAATCTCTGGTATTGCGTACTGAATAACTTCTGTAAGTAATCACTTCCAACTAATTTTAAAGTAGCTCCACTGAATCTAGTAGGATTGTATAAAAAATCTTCGTCATTTACATCTACTATGAATGGTGGTGTGCCACCTGTAAGTTCTACAGGTGTACCAGTTCCACCATCTTCTAGTATTTGTATAGTTAAGGCTTCTCCATCCACATTAGTAAATGGCACTGTGTATATAAGGTTGTACATATTACTTGTATTTACTTGTCTTACTTGTTTGAGAATTAAGAACGCCTACCAAATCCCTGCCTTCGATTCTTAATTTAACCTCTCCACCAGCATTAACGGAAGTCCCACCTTTACCATCTAAAAGGTTAAACAGGTTCTTCTGCTGCCTGTTATTGAGAATCATTTCACCGCTGTTTACTCTGGCTATCATATTATCACCAATGAAGGAATTGCCTCCAATAATACCACCATCAGCAAACTTAGGAATAGAAGCCATTGCGGATATAATAGCAGATATAGCAGCAATAGCATTTATCCAACCTACTACAGGTGTCACAGCGGCACTACCTGCCGCCTCAGCCGCAGCTTTAGCGGTTAATGCTGTTGTAAGTGTAGTTAATGCTGGAAGTGCAGCAGCGACAGAGGATATGATATTAGTACTATAACTTAACCAAGCTGCCGCCCCCTCACTAGTCAAATTGGTAACAGAACTCATAACAGAGCCTATAGCACTGATACTATCCACATAGTCTAAGTTATTTTGGATTGCATTTGTATCAATTCCTTTAACTACGATATTCCCCGCATCCAGATCAGATTTCACAGATCTTCCTGTAGGTTTACTAATATCCCCACCGACTAATAAAGGTGTTCCAGCTGCCCTTAATTGCATCATTCTAAGTTCGGTTTCTGCCTCTTTAATAGCTGCCATAAAACCAGCCCTCATACCATCAGATGTAGCATTAGACAGTTTACCCTTTAATACCTTTATCTTATTCTCCATTTCAATGATAGAACCAGAAGGAATAACAGGAACTACTGCGGTATTATTAGCCTTATTAGCAGAGCCTTCTTGTAAAGAAGCCTGTAGTTCTAATACCCTCTTATCAAAATCTGCAGCCTTCTTTCTTAGGTCGTAACTATATTCATAGTCTTTAAGCATTTGTACCCTATCCTTATCATCATCATTATTAAGGATTCTCATCTTCTCTAGCTCGGCGTTCCTTGCTTTAAATAATGCTATCTGCTTAGTAATCTCTTTGTTCTCCGTCCTAATGGTACCACCACCATACATAGAAGAATAAGCGGTATAACTATATTGTTGGCTCTCTAACTCAGACAATCTTTTCTTATATTCATCTAATGCTTCTTTCTCTGGTCTGCTTGAAAAGTCATTGTTATATATGGATAGATATTTCTCTACATCTTTGGTAGTCCAACCATACCCCTTATATTGTGCCTCTAAAGACTTTATGAGTGTTTGGTCATTACCAGCGGACACATCTACAATATCTATTTTATAATTAGCCTTTAATGTCTGTAACTGCTCGAAAGCCTTCTTGCGTTCCTCTAGGCTCTTGGTCTTGTCCCTAATAATTGCTTCCAGTTCTGTAAACTGTGCCTCAAACCTCTTAGTATTGAAGTCCATAGTCAATTTAGCATCGGCTAGACTATCTCTTAAAGCACTAAGTTCCTTTAAACCTTTGATAGTGGAAAATAAACCATCTTGGAAGGCACTCCAATCACCATTACTAAGGGACTGGAAGAATACATCTATAGTACCCTTGCAGGCATTAACGGTATTATCCCATTCATCCCCTAAAGCCTGTGAACTGTGTACCCACTTGTTAAACGCCTCTCCAGCAGTCATAGCTATCCCTAAAGCACCAGCAAACTTACCTATGGTAGCTGTGATATTCCTGCCTACCTGCTGAAACTGCTGTACTTGTTGTGTGGACTGCCTTATGTTATTATCGAATTGACTACTATTAAGAAGTAGTCTGGTTACTAAATCAGCCATATTTAATTATGTGTTATATATTGTTTAGCCTTCTCTCGTAATCTCTTAATATCCTCATTGCTAATAGATGTTTCCCCTGTAGTATCATCGTCCCAACTAAACTGCATTATATCAGTAGGCTTTAACTTCTTAGTGCTGTTACATTGTGCAATTACATAAGCTATCATTCTAGCCTGTTCCCAGCTATATCTGTCCTTCTTATGTAAATTGCTAATCAGTGGTTCTAACTCATACATCTGCATCTTATCTAGTACATATTCTGGGTCTAGTCCACCTTCTATTACTAAGGTAAAATATATCTCCTTAGTGGTTAGGACTTTTTTTTAGCATCTGTATTATTAGTAATGAATAGCTGTTGCTTCTCCAGTTCCTTCTTTAAGAAGTTCTGGAACTCTACCATAATACCCATATCTTCATCTACGGCTTCTATCAGTTCTTCAAAGGTTAGTGAACTGTCTGGATTATTAGCCATTAAGATACAGTAGAAGAATAGATATTCATCTGTGATAGTCTTTAACTCAAAAGCCTTACCTGTAATTTGTTCATAGATGAATAAGGCCCTAAGAGTATATTTCAGTTTGTAGTCTTGTCCTTTAATAGTCATATCAATAAGTATTTAAAATAAGAAAGCCTTTACACCTCCATAACCTAGAGATATAAAGGCTTTATAATTAAGCTGTGGCAGTCTTAGTAAGTGCTCCCACACCTTCAAAAGATGCTGTAAATGTTGCGTTATCTCCATTAGGCGCATTAGCCTCTAGTGCTGTAATAATAACATTACCCGAATAAATTCCAGTAGTAGCTGGCAACCATCCCCCTTCTGGTACTTCATCCTTCTTTGTTGAATAATCTTTCTCTAAGCAGAATACAGCCTTGATAGGTGTTCTGGCTGTCAGCTTATCGAATAACTGGTCAAAAGTCATACCTTCACCATCATTAGAATAAAGGTTCTCGGTACTACAATTCCAGCTAATCTTTCTTGCAGCCTTAGCTACCCATTTACCACCGCTATCCTTAGAAGTGGTTTCCACTGTTTCCACATTTATACTTAGTTTATGGCTGGTTGCAAATGCTATAGATTTGCCATCTATAAACAGCATCAAATCACCGCCATTAATTACTTGTCCTGCCATTTGTCTTTATGTTGAATGTAAGGTTCTGAATGAATGTATCTTCTATATAATCCTCATCTGCGTTTGTCATTCTAATATTCTGTATGTTAATACCAGAATAGTTACCCCTTTTACCCTGTAAGGCATCCTTTACCGAATCAGCTATTTCTATGCTTTCATTATACTTATCAGAAGCTATAGCTACTTCTACATAAGTATCTTCTTTATAGATAAACCTATCTTTACTATCAGATGGTTCTATACCAGTTCTTCTATAAACAATGAAGGGAAATGTAGTACCAGTATCAGCAATTAAGGGATATATTTTATTTTGTACCCTGCCAGTAACATTAGCATCATTACTAAGCAGGTTATATATTGCTTTGCCTACTTGTAAACTCATAGTCTGTTTCTATTTGCTATTCTCTGAATTGATTGGCTTATAAGGTTATCCATATTATCAAAGATTTCTCTTTCCTTATTGGTTTTAGCTGTTCTAAAGAAATGTGCTGCATTGATATTACCTCTATTAGCTGCTACTCTCTGCCTTCTAATAGGATTCCTTCCTCTAACAGAAGCACTATTATTACCAGTGGTTCTTCTAACTCTAGTACCCATTTCAAAGAACTTCAATCTAAAGTCACCCATAATATGTACTTTAGCTTCTGTCCCGTTTCGGTCAGCATTAGATTTAACCCCACTTACTAAGGTTCTACCATTCCACCAGTTTCTACTAGAAGCTGCCCTACCTAAAGTCTGTCTTAGTTGTCTTTTAGTTTCCGTTGCTAGAATACCAGCACCCTTTCTTAAAGCACTCCTATAGACCTGCCTTTGCTGTCTGCCTGTCAAATCTGCGAACATAGAAGTAACCTGTCTGGCATCTACTTCTATATTATTCATTTATCAATTCAGTTACTATGGTTATTGATTGCTTATATAATTCTCGGTTAATACTAAGAATCCTGTACTTATAGCCATTCCAAATAATTCGCATTAGCTCATTAACCTTGTGATATAACCTTATGGTAAAGGTAACTGTATAGCAGTGGATTATTTCATTATTCTGGTTCTGTCTGTTTCCAGTATTATATGTAACCTGCGCTCTGGTACTTATAACATCCTTCCAGTTTATACCATTAGCCCCATATACATCTTTAACTGTTACAGGCTCTTGTATGGTAATCGGATAATTTAGTAATCCTGCTCTCAT